TAGCGCAAATGACATATCTGAATATACCGCTATTGGATTATCTGGTTTTATCGCAGGTAACGACGCGACTAAAGCAGGTTTAGCGTTAGAAAGAACCGCTAGTTTTGGTGTAGGGAAATTACACTTTTTAAATAACACCACTATAGATGACTCGGATATGACTCTAAGCGATTCTAGAATGGTTATAGATATAGACGGTAACGTAGGTGTTGGAACGACTAGTCCTACAGCTACTCTACATGTTGAGTCTGCAGATGATGCTCTTTTAAGATTGAAGTCTACAGATAATAAAGCTTACATAGCTTTATCAGATAATGATACTAACGGTTATATTTCATCTGAAAATTCAAAACTTTCTTTAGGAGCTAATATAGGTAGTAACGCTAATAACTTAAATATTGATTTAACTAATAATAGAGTAGGTATTGGTACTAGTAGTCCTGCTTCAAAATTAGAAGTTGATGGTGGTGATATTGAAATAGATGATTCGGCAAGTGGTTTAATATTAAGATCACCAGACGGAACAAGATATAGAGTAACAGTTGCAAACGGAGGAACGCTTTCAGTATCAGCAGTATAATAATTAAAAATATAAATTATCTTTGTAAATATGAAATTTAATAGCAAAAAAACTACTGAAGAAATTTTAGCTCAAATAGAAATTGATAAAATTAATGCTAAAAGCACAGCTAAAGAAATTGCTTCAAAGCATTTAGGTAAGCACGGAATTAATTACATAACTATACTAGTTGTAATTGGAGTTATTAGTTCTCAGTTTTTAGAAGGAGGAGCCTTAACAGCGGTAATAGGTCTTGTTTCTACAGCTGCAATGGCCTTAATAGGTATTTTACAACACATAGTTGGTGCTAAGGAAAAAGAAGAAAAACCAGAACTAGAAATAATTAAAAGTTTGATTAAAGAACTTTCTGATAAAGAAGATGATCCTATGCAAGTAGATGTGACTGATACAGACGTTACAGTTACTAAAGGAGAAAGTAAAGTAACTGCAAGCAAAAAGAAATAAGATGGCACATAAGATAGGTGAAGAAACAGAAGTAAGACTTGATATAAAAACAATAGCAATTATAATAGGGTTTACTATTTCTTTAGCTACAACTTATTTAACGCTTTCGGCTGCAGTATCTAAAAACACCGAAGATGTTGTTGCATTAAAAGAAAACTCTGTAAACCCAATTGAGTTTCAATATAAAGATGAACTAGTGAGATCAACAGTAAAAAGATTAGAGGAAAAGCAAGATGTATTAGGAGATGATATAAGTGAAATAAAAGATCAGCTTTCTAAAATTGACGAAAGACTTTATCAAATAAGTAAAAAGTAGATGAGATCTGCAATAATTATTTTTTTTATAACATGTTTTAGTTTTGCTCAAACTGATATAGAAATAATTCAATTCAGCGCTTCGTTTGTTATAGACAACGAAATTTCTTTAAAAAAATTTAAATATCAGACTAGAACTATTTATATGTCTGAGAACCCAGATAAATTCAAAAAACATAAACTTAAATATATTCCTACTGTTATATTATTATATAATGGAGAAGAATATCATAGAGTAGAATCAGGGATATCATTAAAATTACCCGAGGACACAATCAATCAAATCGAAGATAAAATTGATGAAATAATCGAAAGTAAATTTTAAAGATAATATGAAACAAATAACAACTATTATATTAGTTCTAGGCTTATGCTGGAACTTAAATTCTCAAAACAAAAAAGATAATATATTTAACAAGTTATTTAAATATAGCACTCTGTATGTAGCTGGTAATATAGACAATCCAAAAGAAAATGTAAAAGATTATTTTGTAAGAACAAATCCTGATGGTAATTTGTATGCTCCGCCGGTAGTGGTAGACGGCACTGATTATTATGATTTCGATTATCGATATGGCATAGGGATACGCAAACTAGCAAGATTTGATTATGAAATTAAAAGTAAACATTATTATGATGGCACAGAAAATAATATTGGATTATCTGCAACCAACTCCTCTGTAAATGGTTTGGAATATACTTTTCATTATGAAAAAGAAAGATCAAGAGATGAAGTGTTTACCAATCATAGATATTTTTTAAAACACAGTGGTAAACACCATGTCATAAAACTAGAGAGTAGAAAACAAGGTAGAGTCGATTTTAATTATAAAGCTGCAGAAGTTAGAGCAAAATTACCAATAGGTAAAAAGTTAAGTATTTCTGTAGGCGCAATCTTAAGAACTCATGATCGTCCTTATGGATATAACCCGGTTGAAATATGGTTAAATGAAACTGACGAAAATGGTTGGCCAGTAAATCCATGGTACTCATTAGGTTTTGATTATGGATATGATGATATATACTACACTCAAGAAGATGAAAGTGGAAATGAAATATCCGACTGGTATTGGATTAATCCTGATGGAGAAATTATAGCTAATACAGATTTGGAATTTAGAGATACAGTTTTTGCTGATTTAATGAATAGGTATAACCAAGAGATTTGGAATGATCTTGATGCTTTTGGAGTAGTTAGTCCAATCATAGGTTTTGACGTATATCATTATAAAAGAAACTTCTGGATACATGCATTTGGTTCTTACTTACTACCTTATCATAAATATGTTAAAGGAGATTTAGATTTTAGCTATTTAAATAGAAACAACTGGGGCTTAGGTGGATTAATTGAAAACGCTAATCTTGAGCAGTGGGAAGACTATCAAGCAGGAATTTCTTTCGGATGGAAATTATCAAAAAGTTTAGGTATATTTGTTGAAACCGAATATACAAAGTTTTGGGATTCTAAAATATATCAATCGTCTGTTGGGTTTAACATTAGACTGTAATGAATAAAATCCCTAAAGATAAGTTATTACACTTTTTTTGGGGAGGAATAACTGCCTTTCCTCTTATATATATATTCTCTATTTATGGATTTATATTTTCATTAACTTTGTACGCAGGAAAGGAAATTGTTTATGACTGGTATATGAGCAAAGGAAATCCTGAATTTATGGACTTTTTATATTCTAGTATACCAGCAATTTTTTATTTAATATTAAAATTAAATATATGAAGAGAATTAGTAAGCATATAACATACGCTGAAGCTATACATTCAAATACAGCTAAAAGATGCGGAATAGAAAATACACCTAATGAAGAGCAAACTAAAAATATGATAGAGTTGGCAGAAAAAATTTTTGAACCTTTAAGGTTGTGGGTAGGAGGCCCAATAAAAATAACTAGCATGTTTAGATCTGAAAATTTAAATAAAGCTTTAAACGGGGCGTCTTCCAGCCAACATTGCAAAGGTATGGCAATGGACATTGATGATGTATATGGATGTAAGACTAATAAACAAATGTTTGACTGGATAAGGTCTCATTGTAATTTTGATCAATTAATATGGGAGTTTGGTGATGATGACAATCCGGCATGGATACACGTAAGTTATCAAGGAGAAGGTAAAAACAGAAATAGAGTTTTACTTGCTGAAAAAGAATTTGGTAAAACTATATATAAAATAATTAAATGAGTAAAAAAAAATCTTTCAAGGATACTGGAGTCGGAAAATTTTTATTAAATAAAATTCCAGGTATAGTAGGTGATATAGCTAATGACACTCCTGTGGGGTCAGTAATTAAAGCTATAATCGGGGGTAGTGACATGAGTGCTGAAGACAAACATATTGCTCTTGAAAAATTAAAAATAGAAGAAGCTGAAATGGAAGCGATTACACGAAGATGGGAATCAGATGGAAAAAGCGGATGGCTTACAGCAAATGTTAGACCTCTAACTTTAATATTTTTTTCTATTGCTTATGTAATAGGATGGTATTGGGGATTAGAATTAAATTCAATATCAGGTGTTTTGACTATAATAATAGGAAGTTATTTTGGAAGTCGTGGAATTGAAAAAGTAATGGGTAATAATAAACATAAATAATAATGGCAAAAAAAGGTAGAACAAAAGGTAACAAAATATGTCCCGCTGGAATAGCTTGGGCAAAAAGAACTTTTGATACATATCCGTCAGCGTATGCGAATATGGCAGCAAGTAAATATTGTAAAGACCCTAATTACGCTAAGAAAGCAAAAAAGAAATAATTATGGATGCAAAAAAATTAAAACAAATAGCGTCAGAGCTTAGAAAAGCTTCTGCTATGCACAAAGGACAAGCAGCAAAAATAGACAAGATGCTTAAATCAATAAAGAAAAAGAAATGAGTAAATTAGCAAAAGGTAATAGACCTAGAATTAAAAATGGAAAAAACAATTTAGGATTACAAAGTGTAATCCACGGAATAGATAATAACCCAGCAATAACAGCAGCTGATCCAAAAGCTAAGTTTATTGCAAAAAATAAATAATTATGCCAACAGTAAAATATACATGTCCAGATTCAGGAAAATCAATGACTAGAACTTTCCCTTACAATGCAGTAGGAAAAGCGCAAGCAGAAGAATTTTCAAAATTAATGAAAGGAAATAAAAAAAATAATCCTAATAGATACTCAAAAGGTTATTAATGGGAGAATTAAAAAAATGGGTTAAACAAAAATGGGTTCGAATTGGTACCGATGGTAAAATCAAAGGAGCTTGTGGTACAAGCAAAAATAAAAAGAACCCTGATAGATGTTTACCCTTAGCTAAAGCTAAATCTATGACTAAAGCTGAAAGAGCTAAGACAGCTCGTAAGAAAAAAGCAGCAGGTCGTAAAGGTAAAACAGTAGTTGCAAATACAAAAAGAGGAAGGGTAACTAAAAAATACACGAAATGAATGTGATAAAAGAAGAGTATGGCAGTAAGTAAAAAAAACATGAAGTGTAATGCGGTTCGTCCAAGCACAAGACCGGGTAAAAAGAAAATGGTCAAAGCTTGTGAGGGAGGTAAAGAAAAACTAATTCATTTTGGAGCTAAAGGTTATGGACATAATTATTCTGCGGCAGCAAGAAAAAGCTTTAGAGCTAGACATAAGTGTGGTACAGCAAAATCAAAACTAACTGCTAGGTATTGGGCGTGTAAAAAATTGTGGGCAGGAAAAGGCGGTAGCACCAAGTCTTCCCCTAAAAATAAACAAGGAAAATATTAGTATCTTTGTAAAATAAACAAATATTAAATAAATAAACAATGGCAATTATACCTAACGCACAAAAATTTCATACAGTCTCATCTACTGTAGATACAACTGACAGAGGATCAGCAGAATTTCAATCTCAGAGAGAAGTCTATACAATGCAAGATATTATCGATAGTATTCCTGCGGGCAGTTCAACAGATTTAAAAAATTTAACAGTAACATTATCAGCCGCTCAACTACTTAGTTTGAATGGAGGTGCAGAAATTGAGCTTATTCCGGCACCAGGCGCAAATAAAGTAATAGTAGTGGAAAATGTTATTCAGTTTTTAGATTTTAATTCAGTAGCATATAATTTTGCAGGAGCTTTAGGTCAAGTTGTTCAATTTAAACAAGGCGCTGATTTGGGAACTGGTTTAGATTTGTTCAATTTGAATTCTGCAGCGGATAAACTGGCATCAGGTAACACTGGGACAGACCCTTCAATTAATACAAGTGTTAGTGTACAATCAACTTCTGGAATAACAGTATCGCAAGGAGATTCTACTCTAAAGTTTTCCTTTTTGTATAGAGAAATAAATTTAGCTTAACTAAAAATAAATAAACAATGGCAATAATACCTATAGGACAAAAATTTCACACATTAACCTCGTCAACAGTTACTTCAGATCTAGGATCTGCAAGAGCAAATAGTGGTAGAGAAATCTATACAATGCAAGATATTATTAACACTGTATCTGCAACTGGAGGTTCTATAGATGGATCAGGTGTACAATACGCAATACCTGTATTTACAGACACTAATACTATAAGTAGTTTAGGTATAGGTACGGCAGGACAAGTATTAACTTCAGCAGGCCCAGGTGTAAATCCTTCGTTTCAAACAATATCAGCTGGAGCTGCAAATGTTACGGATACTACAAGCGGTATAAATATAACAAGCCCTGGCACTCAAAATATATTTATTGGGTTTGAAGCAGGAAACGTAAATAGTTCTAATGAAAATGTGTATATAGGTTATCAAGCAGGTGAGATAAGCACTGGTTCTGATAATACGTTTATAGGTAATGAGTCTGGTGAAAGTGCAACAACAGGAAGTCGAAATGTGGCCGTGGGACACGAGGCAGGTGAGAATATTGCCAATGGTAGTAATAGCGTATATATAGGATGGAATTCTGGCTCTGGAAATGGCGGCATAAGCGGAGCTGTTTCTGTAGGTGCAGGAACTGCAGCTGGAACTAACTCTGTATTTATTGGACTTGACACTGGAGCCCAAGTATCTTCAGCATCTTCAGTAGTAGCAATTGGTTATAGAGCTTTATACCAAGGAGCTGAAAGCGGCAACATAGGAATTGGATATGAAACTCATTACGTAGGTTCAAATGAATTTGTTACATCAATAGGTTATAAAGCATTAAGAAATTTAAACGAAGCCGATGAGGTATGGACAACAGCTGTTGGATATGAAGCAGGTTTTACTGCAACAGGAAGTGGTAATAATTCTTACTTTGGGCATAGAGCAGGATATGCAGTAACAACAGGAGCTGAAAACACATTAGTAGGAGCATTTGCAGGGGATTCTTTAACTACAGGTTCTAATAATATTGTGTTAGGATATAATGCTGCAGCAAGTTCTGTAAGTGTTTCTAATGAAATAACTTTAGGTAACGCAAGTATAACAGCAATCAGAGCAGCAGTAACATCTATAACTTCATTGTCTGATGAACGTGATAAAAAAGATATTAAAGATATTACATATGGATTAGGTTTTATAAATAAATTACAACCTAGAGAGTTTGTATGGAATAATAGAATAGAACAAAGAGAGTTTTTACCGCATTCAAAAAAGAAAGAAAGCGCTGAGCTTAAAGAAATTGTTAGCGCCAATAAAGGTAAAAAAGATTTCGGTTTTATTGCCCAAGAAGTACAAGTTCATGATGATGATACATTAAGATTGATATACGATGCTAATCCAGAAAAACTTGAAATGAGTTATGGAAAACTTGTGCCAATATTAGTAAAAGCTATACAAGAATTATCAGCAAAAGTTTCAGCTTTAGAAAACGCATAAAGTAAAATAATTTAAGTAAATTTGAAAAAATAATAATAAAATATAATATAATGAGTGAACAAGTAAAAAAAGTAAGTGAAGAACATTTAAATAAACTTCAAGAATTAAACCAACAATTCGCAGGACTTCATAAACAAGTCGGGGATTTAGAAGTAAGAAAACATCAAGTATTAAATGCTATTGATAATCTTAGCTCTGAATTCAAAACTTTTGAAGCTGAATTAATTAAAGAATACGGAGATAACGTAGTAATTAATTTAGAGTCAGGCGAGATAAAAGACAAACCAGAAGATGGCAAAGATAAGTAATTTAATAGCCTACCCTACTGTTGCACCGCAACTAGGAGATTATGTAATAGGTACAGATACATCCAACAGTAATGAGACTGTAAACTTTACACTACAGTCCATTGCTGACATAATCCCAGCGGACACACTTGCAGAAGTGTTGGCAGCAGGAAATACGGCTACTAATAATATTATCTTAACAGGCAATATTACTTTAACTGGAAACCTTTCAGTATCAGGTACAGTCACTGACAGTAGTGGTGATGTAGGTGTTTCAGGGCAAGTGTTATCTTCGACTGGAGCGGGAACAAATTGGATCAACAATGTGGACGGCTCTGGCACATTAAACACATTAGCTAAATGGACTCCAGACGGTGATACATTGGGTGATAGTTCAATCACTGATGACGGAACTAGCGTTATAGTCTCTAATGATATATACCTACAAGGAAATACAATTCATATAGGAAATCAAGTTTCGGACTCAGCAATTGTAAATGGCACCATGACTTTCTTGCAAAACGCCAGAGTAAACTCTACATTGCAAGATGCGGGTGGGAATGCAGGTGGAATCGGTCAAGTGTTATCTTCGACTGTAACGGGAGTTCAATGGATAGATCAATTACCTTCCGGACTTAATTTTCAAGGAGCGTGGAATGCAGCTACAAATACCCCAGCATTAGCTTCAGGAGTCGGAGTGCAGGGTTATTATTATATTGTAGAAACACCAGGTACTACTAACTTAGATGGAAATAATAGTTGGCAAACAGGAGATTGGGCTATATTTAATGGCACGGCTTGGCAAGAAATTGATAATCAAAATATATTTTCAGGATCAGGAACTTCAAATACTATGACTAAGTGGACTGGAGCTCAGTCTTTAGGAAATAGTACTTTAACAGACGATGGAGTTACATTAACATCTACCAGTAATATAAGCTTTACAGGAACTACAAATGATCTTGGAACACCAGCTGGAACTAATCAGTTTTACGGTTTAAATTATTTTTACGGAAACGCAAGATTTGATGGCGAGCTAAGAGATGCGACTGGTGCTGCAGGTACAGCTGGGCAAGTATTATCAAGTATAGGAACTAAAGTTCAGTGGAAAAATGTAGTAGACGGAAGCGGTATTGCTAATAAATTACCTAAATGGTTAGACTCAGACACATTAACTGACAGTAGTGTATCAGATAACGCAGGAGCGGTAGCTATAACTAGTTCTACATTTACATGCAACACAACTGGAAATCAAGAAATGTCATCTGGAACAGGGGCGCTTACTTTTGTCGCAAATGGTGTTTCAGGAGCAATTAGTTTAACTAGTCTTTTAGATTTAAGATTAGATAGTCAAAATAATATAGAATTTAATGCTTCTAACATAACATCAAAAATAATTAACTATAGTCCTGCAGAATTCAAAAAAACTATTTTAGATAGTACAGGAGGCGCAGGAACAAGCGGTCAAGTATTATCTTCGACAGGAACCGGTGTTCAGTGGATTACTAACACACCATCACTCCCGTTAGCGGATGGAACAAGAATTGTAGTTGGTGAATTGACATCAGCCCAAATCTTGAATATTGCTACTGCTCCAGTAAATGTTATTGCTGCACCAGGAGCAGGTAAATTAGTAGTAGTAGATTCTGTTGTAACTAAATACAATTTTGTTACCAGTGCATATTCAGGTACCCTTGGTCTAGAGATGAAATATTCATCTCCAGCTGGACAGCCTATTTTTTCGAGCACCGCTAAATTAGATATATCAGGTACTTCTGATAAATACGCTTTAGATTTCGGTATTTCATTTGGTACTGGAATGACTTCTATGAGTGAAAATCAAAGTATAGAGATTCGTGATCCTGGCTCCAACCCAACTGGCGGCGATAGTACAGTTTTGTATAATATAAAATATAGAATTTTAAATACTGCTGATCTTACGGTAGATTTAACATAGTTTTGTAATAAAATAAAATTTAATTTATTATGGATATAAGAAAGATTTCCATAGGCGCTGATTATAAGTCAAGTGCAATGCATTATTTAATAGGGCAGTCTGTCTTAGGTGGTAGTTACACAATACATTTAATTAAACACGATTCTTTAAATAGTTCAATAAAAATTTGGATTGAACAAAATAATGAAGTATTATTATGGAAAGAATTTAATTCTAACATGCCTATATCTATAGAATATAATATAAATTTTTAAGTATGTCAAAAATAGTTATTGAAGAATTAAAAGAAGAACTTGATATATATATTGAACAAAAAAAACAACCGGGTTTGACGTTTGAAAAAGAAATGCAAATAGCAGATAAAATTCACAACATCAAAATGAAATTAAATGGAGTAAAACCAACAGATACATACATAGATTGTATAGGTTGTGGCTCATAAATTAAAAAATGAAATCACCTTATTATTTTATAGTAAAACCTTTAAAGGGAAGAAGATATGACAATGTAAAAAAAATAGGAGGTATAGATTTTTTTACAAGCGTTTCTCAAGAAGATCACACGGCTTCTAACAGATTTGCTGAAGTAGTCAGTTGTCCGTTAAATTATAAGGGAGAAATAAATACAGGAGATATATTGTTAGTTCATCATAATGTTTTTAAAATATATTATGACATGAAAGGTCGAGAAAAAAGCGGAAGAAGTTTTTTTAAAGAAGATTTATTTTTTATTGATTACGATCAGTTTTATATGTATTATAATAAAGGTAAATGGCAAACTCATTCTAAGTATTGTTTTATAAAACCCGTACCTGTAAGAGAATCAATAATTATGAAACCAGTGGAAGAAGAACCTCTTGTAGGTATAGTTAAATATTCTAATCAAAAACTAACTGAATTAGGTGTAAAGGAAAATGATGAAGTGGTATTCGAACCTGAGTGTGAATATCCTTTTTATATAAATGGGGAAAAGATTTATAGAATGTTTTGGAATAATATAACTATGGTATTATGAAAACATCAAAAGACTTGAAACTTGAAATAATTAACGCAGGAAGATTAGCTGTATCACAGTTAATAAAAGTTGCTAAAGAAGATATTATTAAATATGATAAAGATGATGAGTTAGCTGCGGATAGGTTAAAGAATGCAGCTGCTACTAAAAAGCTTGCTATATTTGATGCATTTGAAATATTAACAAGAATTGAATTAGAAAAAGATTTATTAAACGGAGTTGAAAAAGTAGAAGAAAAATCAAGACAAGGATTTGCAGAAAGACGATCAAAATAAACTATATACTATTGTAAAAAACCATGTATCTAAACAATCTATGTTGAAGATGAATCAGCATAGATCTTGGGCTTATGGTTATAATCCTAAACATGATTTGATTGTTATTAGTAAAGATGGAACCGTAGGTGATATATACAATATAAATGGTTTGTTAATTGGTTTACCAAAAACTCCAAAACAAATTTTTAAAAAATCTAAAAAAACTTCTGATCAATACTGGTCTGTGTTTGAGTATCCTAAAGTTTTATCAAAAATAAATTCTATATTTCAATGGCATGAAATGAATACTGAATTTAAAAACCAATGGGTTGATTATATTGAAAGTGAATTTGACAGGAGAGAAGAAGGTTTCTGGTTTTATAATAATGGAAATCCAACATACATAACAGGGACTCATTATATGTATTTGCAATGGACAAAAATAGATATTGGTAAACCAGAATTTAGAGAAGCTAATAGAATATTTTATATTTTTTGGGAAGCATGTAAAGCTGACAAAAGAAGTTTTGGAATGTGTTATTTAAAAATAAGACGTTCAGGATTTTCTTTTATGGGATCTTGTGAAGCAGTAAATACAGCTACTATAAGTAAAGATGCAAGAGTAGGTATACTTTCTAAAACAGGGTCTGATGCTAAAAAAATGTTTACAGACAAAGTAGTTCCTATTTCTAATAACTATCCTTTCTTTTTTAAACCTATTCAGGACGGAATGGATAGACCAAAAACTGAATTAGCTTACAGGGTTCCAGCTTCCAAGATTACTAAAAAAAACATGTTTCAGGCAGATGAAGAGGAGTTAGAAGGATTGGATACAACTATAGATTGGAAGAACACTGCAGATAATAGTTATGATGGAGAAAAATTAAAACTATTAATTCACGATGAATCAGGTAAATGGCTAAAGCCAGATAATATTATAAATAATTGGAATGTAACTAAAACTTGTTTAAGATTAGGTAGTAAGATTATAGGTAAGTGTATGATGGGATCTACGTCTAACGCTCTAGATAAAGGAGGTTCTAATTTTAAAAAATTATTTTATGATTCTAATGTAAAAAACAGAAATCAAAACGGTCAAACTAAAAGCGGATTATATAATCTTTTTATACCAATGGAATGGAATTTTGAAGGATATATAGATAGATACGGAATGCCTGTGTTCAAGACTCCGAACAAAAGTATTGTAGGTTCTGACGGAGAATTTATTTATCAAGGGGCTATTAATTATTGGGAAAATGAAGTAGAATCTTTAAAGAAAGATGCAGATGTTTTAAATGAATTTTACAGACAATTTCCTAGAACAGATTCTCATGCATTTAGAGATGAAAGTAAACAGTCATTATTTAATTTAACAAAAATTTATCAGCAAATAGATTACAATGATTCTTTAATTAAAGAACATTTTTTAACGCAAGGTAGATTTAGTTGGAAAAACGGAATCAAAGATACAAAAGTAGTATGGTCTCCAGATTCTAGAGGTAGGTTTTTAGTTTCTTGGATACCAGAAAAAAACTTGCAAAATTGTAGGTTAAATCAAAATGGAAATTATTTACCTGGAAATGATCATCTGGGTAGTTTTGGGTGTGACTCATACGATATATCTGGAACAGTAGGCGGAGGAGGGTCTAATGGAGCATTACATGGATTAACTAAATTTAACATGGACAACGCTCCAAGTAATGAGTTTTTTTTAGAGTATGTTGCTCGACCGCAAACAGCAGAATTATTTTTTGAAGATGTTCTTATGGCTTGCGTGTTTTATGGAATGCCTATATTAATAGAAAATAATAAACCTAGATTATTGTACCATTTTAAAAACAGAGGTTATAGGAAATACTGTATGAATAGACCTGATAAAATTTATAATAAATTATCTAAATCAGAAAAAGAAATAGGAGGAATCCCTAACTCTTCAGAAGAAGTAAAACAAGCTCACGCTAGTGCTATAGAAAGTTATATAGAGAAGTATGTAGGAATGGATATGGAAGGTTCATTTAGAGATAAATTAGATATGGGAACTATGCATTTTAATAAAACTCTCGAAGACTGGGCTAGGTTTAATATTAACAATAGAACTAAGTTTGATGCTAGTATAAGTTCTGGATTAGCTATTATGGCTAATCAAAAACACTTATACACACCACAAAAAAAAGAGTCAAAAATAAAGATTAACTTTGCAAGGTATAATAACAAGGGAATATACAGCGAAATACGCACTTAATGGTAGATGTAAAAATTGATATAAACCCAATAGGGTTTCCGAACTTATTTGTTTCTGATAGTGAAAAAGATACAGTAGAATATGGATTGCAAATTGGTCAAGCAATTCAATATGAATGGTTTCGTAAAGATAGTAATACTTGTAGGTTTTATTCTCAATGGAGAGATTATCATAGATTAAGACTATATGCAAGAGGAGAGCAGTCAGTCCAAAAGTATAAAAATGAATTAGCTATAGATGGTGATTTAAGTTATTTAAATTTAGATTGGACACCAGTTCCTATAATACCTAAATTTGTTGATATTGTAGTAAATGGAATGTCTGATAGATTATTTAAAGTTCAGGCATATGCACAAGATGCTTTATCTGCAGAAAATCGTTCATCGTTTCAAGATATGATTGAAGCTGATATGGTGGCAAAACCAATTCTAAATCAAATACAAAAAGGATTTGGAGTAAATCCTTTCGCAACTGATCCTGATGAACTTCCTAATAATGATGAAGAGCTTGCTTTGTATATGCAATTAAATTACAAGCCAGGAATAGAAATTGCTGAAGAAGAAGCTATAAATACTTTATTTGAAGAAAATCATTATTCGCAAGTAAGAAAGCGAGTAGATTATGATATAACCGTACTAGGTATCGGAATAACAAAACAATACTTTTTGCCAGGTGAAGGTGTAAAAATAGATTATGTAGACCCAGCTAATGTAGTATATAGCTATACGGAAGACCCTTACTTTAAAGATTGTTTTTATTGGGGAGAAATAAAAACTGTACCAATGACAGAACTTCCTAAAATCGACCCAAGTTTAACGAATGAAGATTTAGATGAAATATCGCAATACAGTCAAGCTTGGTATGATTATTATAACGTAGCTCAATTTTACGAAAACAGTATTTTCAATAGAGATACAGCAACGCTATTATATTTTAATTACAAAACCACTAATTCTATAGTATACAAGAAAAAGAAATTAGATGGAGGTGGAGCAAGAGTTATAGAAAAAGATGATCAATTTAATCCGCCAGAAGAAATGATGGAGGAAGGAAATTTTGAAAAAGTTGAAAAGAAAATAGATGTTTGGTATGAAGGGGTTATGGTAATGGGAACAAACATAATGCTGCAATGGAAAAAAATGGAGAACATGGTTAGGCCTCAGTCTGCCTCTCAATACGCAATGCCAAATTACATTGCATGCGCTCCAAGAATGTATAAAGGTGTGATAGAATCTTTAGTAAGAAGAATGATTACGTTTGCTGATTTAATTCAAATGACACATTTAAAGCTCCAGCAAGTAATTGCAAGAACTGTGCCTGATGGTGTATTTATAGACGCAGATGGTTTAAATGAGGTAGACTTAGGAACAGGTAATGCGTATAACCCGCAAGATGCATTAAGATTATATTTTCAAACTGGATCGGTAATTGGAAGAAGTTATACTCAAGACGGAGAGTTTAATAATGCTAGAGTACCTATTCAACAATTAACTGCTAGTAGTGGGCAGGGTAAAATTAATAGTTTGATAGGAACCTATAATCATTACATGGATATGTTAAGGAGTGTAACAGGATTAAATGAAGCTAGAGATGGCACTAAACCTGATCCATATGCTTTGGTTGGTGTTCAAAAATTAGCAGCTTTAAATTCAAATACAGCAACACGTCATATCTTACATGGAAGTTTATATATAACTCAAACTTTAGCTGAAGCTCTTTCTGTTAGAATAGCAGATATATTAGAGTATGCTGAATTCAAAGAAGAGTTTAAAATGCAAATTGGAAAATATAATGTAGGAATATTAGAAGATATAAAAGATTTATATATTTATGACTTTGGCATATTCATAGAAGTGGCTCCAGATGAAGAAGAAAAAGCACAGTTAGAACAAAACATTCAAATGGCTTTATCTAAAAATGATATAAATTTAGAAGATGCTATTGATATAAGAGAGCTTAAAAATATAAAACTTGCCAACCAATTACTTAAAGTTAAGAGACAAAAGAAGCAAGAGAAAGATCAGCAATTTGCATTAACTCAAAAGCAAATGGACGCACAAACAAAAATGCAAGTTCAGCAAATGCAAGCAGAACAGGAAATGAAAAAGCTTCAAATGGAAGCTCAAGTAAAAATGCAAGCAAAACAAGCAGAGGTGGCTTTTGATATAGAAAGGCTAAAAAATGAAGCTATGTTAAAACGTGAGTTGATGCAAGTAGAATTTGATTATAATATGCAGCTCAAAGGTAGAGAAGAGCAGGCTATAGATCAAAGAGAAAAAAGCAGAGAGAAAGCTAAAAATAAAAGAATAAGTCAAGCTAATACTGAGCAGTCAAAATTAATTGAACAAAGAAAAAATAATTTACCACCTATAAGTTTTGAATCTAATGAAGATACTTTAGATGGGTTTGATTTGGCTGAATTCAATCCAAGATAAATAAAATATAATGCAAAAAGTAAGTGGGCCGCAATTAACCCAAATCAGAGAAGAATTTAATTTAAGGGTAGAAAGAAAATCAATTTTAGGTAAAACCAAAAAAGTATTTTGGGAATCCAAAAGAAGATTTTCAAATATTTAATACACCTAAAATTATATTTATAATTATTATTAACTTTGTAAAAATTAAATCAAATGGAAATTAAAGTAAAAGATTTAGGCGAAATGGAATCTAAATCAACACAAGAAATTGAAAAAGAACTACTAGATAAGCATGAAGCTCAACAAGAAGCGTTAGATAATCCAGCGCAAAAAGATGACGTTGATCGTATAAATCTTCAAGAGACTCCGGTTAAAGAAGAGGTAGTAGTAGAAGAAAAAATAAAAGAACCTGTAGTAGAAGCTCCACAAGTTTCTGCCCCAGAAATGTCAGATAGCGACGTTCTTTCATATATTGAAAACAAATACGGTGAAGAGGTTTCTTCACTGGATGATTTCATTGTTAAGCGTAATACGTCAGAAGAATTACCTGAAGATGTAAAAGCTTACTTTGAATATAAAAAAGAAACAGGAAGAAGTATAAATGATTTTGTAAAATTACAACAAGATTATGATTCTATGAATCCTGATTCTTTAATTGCTAGTTATTATTCTGTAACTGAAGAGGGTTTAGATTCAGAAGATATACAATATCTTATGGATGACAAATTTGGTTATGATGAAGATTTAGATGATGAAAAAGAAAAAAAGAAAAAACAACTAGCAAAAAAAAGAGAACTATCTAAAGCTAAAAAATACTTTAAAGAGCAAAAAGAAAAATACAAACTACCTCTTGAGTCAAGAGAAGTTGTTTCTTCAAGTAATGAAAAGGAAATAAAAGCTTATAGAAAGTACATAGAAGATAATGCTGCGTATGAAAAAGAAGCAGCTAATAAGCTAAATTGGTTTAAAGAAGAAACTAATAAAGTATTTAATAAAGATTTCAAAGGTTTTGAGTTTGTTATTAATGATAAGAAAATTTCTTATTTACCTTCTGCTGTTGAAGATGTAAAGAAAAGTCAATCGTCTATCGATAATTTTATTCAACAATATGTTGACGATAAAGGTTTGGTAAAAAACACTTCGCAGTATCATAGAGCTTTATCTATGGCCATGAATCCAGACAAGTATGCTAAGTTCTTTTACGAACAAGGCAAGGCTGATGCTGTTGATAATATATCCAAAAAAACAAAAAATATAAATATGGATGTAAGATCAGCTCCACAAGTCACATCAAAATCTGGCTTCAAAGTAAGATCTTTAAATCAAGATTCAGGTCGAGGTTTAAAGATTAGAAGTATAAAAAAAAATAATTAATAACATTTAAAAATTAAAAATTATGCCAGGAGCAGTAGCCGGTACTCCAACATTTGCGTTACAACCAAGTGCTGAGAGAGTAGCCGTACAATCAAACTACATTACTAATTTCAATTTCTTGAATCAGTATCTTCCAGATACTTATGAAAAGGAATTTGAAAGATATGGTAATAGAACAGTAGCGTCATTCTTAAGAATGGTAGGCGCTGAAATGCCTTCTAATTCTGACCTTATCAAATGGGCAGAACAAGGAAGATTACACACTAAATACACAAATGTAACTTCAGCTGCAGCAGCAGCTCAAGATGTTGCTACATTAACTATCAATGACGTTCTTGTACCAGGTACAGGAGGAATTGCTATTAGAGTAGGACAAACATTTATGTTATCAGACAGTTCAATTGGTTCAACTAATAGTAACAAAGGTATCGTTACTGCAGTTAACTATGCAGCAGGAACAATTGATGTTGCGTATTATGAAGCAGGTGGTCAAACAATGGCTGCAGCTGTACAGTGTTCATTATTTATATATGGTTCTGAATTTCAAAAAGGTTCAGTTGCTATGGAAAATTCTTTAGAAGCTGACGATGTCATTTTCCAAAACAGTCCAATCATTATCAAAGATCTTTACGAAGTATCTGGTTCTGATATGGCTCAAATTGGATGGATTGAAGTTACTACAGAAAACGGAGCAACAGGATACTTATGGTATTTAAAATCAGAACATGAAACAAGATTAAGATTTGAAGATTATCTAGAGACAGCTATGGTGGAAGCAGTTCCAGCTGAAGCAGGTTCTGGTGTAGCAGCTATCGCAGCTGGAGTAGCATCAGGTACAGGTAATAAAGGATCTGAAGGATTGTTTTATGTATTAGGTCAAAGAGGAAATGTATGGGGCGGTGGAATACCTGCTGCTTTAGCAGACTTTGACGCTATCATTCAAAGATTAGATAAACAAGGAGCTATCGAAGAAAATGTATTATTCTTAAATAGAGAATTTTCTTTTGATATTGATGATATGTTAGCTGCACAAAATTCTTATGGTGCAGGTGGTAGTTCTTATGGATTATTTGATAATGATGAAGAGATGGCTTTAAATTTAGGATTCTCTGGATTCAGAAGAGGTTATGATTTCTACAAAACAGATTGGAAATACCTTAACGATCCTACTATGAGAGGAGATATTGTTGGAGGAAAAATCAACGGGGTACTTGTACCAGCTGGTTCAACTTCAGTATACGATCAAATCTTAGGTAAGAACGCTAAGAGACCATTCTTACACGTAAGATATAGAGCTTCTGAAACTGAAGATAGAAGATACAAAACATGGATTACAGGATCTGCTGGTGGCGCTGCTACTTCAGGAACTGATGTAATGCAAGTTAACTTCTTATCAGAAAGAGCGCTTTGTACTTTAGGTGCAAACAACTTCTTCTTATTCCAAGATGCATAATAAGTAGTTCAATAATATCGGGGGGTGAATTTCACCCCCTAGATATTTTTTATAAATTTTAAATTAAATCAAATGAAAAAAAATAAACAAGTATACCATGATAAGGTATACAGATTAAGAAGAGATGCAGCACCACTTTCTTATATGCTGTCATCTAAGCACACAAAAAGAAAAGCCTTACTTTACTTTGATGAAGACACAGGAATTAATAGAGCTTTACGCTATGCAAGAAATCAAAAATCTATTTTTGAAGACGAGCAAGACGGTAATGCTATATTAGAACCTATTATTTTTGAAGAAGGAATGTTAAGGGTTCCAAGACAAAATCAAATTTTACAACAATTTTTAAAACTTCATCCAGGTAATGGCAATGTTTTTTATGAAGTAGATAATGAACAAGACGCTGCTGCAGATATGGAAATTATGAACTTTGAATTAGAAGCTCAAGTAGCTGCACGCGATTTAAGCCTCTCTAAGCTAGAAAGTATTTCTAGAGTAGTGTTGGGTGTTAGAGCGGATAAAATGACAACAGCGGAGCTTAAAAGAGATATAATGGTATTTGCTAGAAGAGATCCACAAGAGTTTTTAGATCTAATTAACGACCCTATGGTTGAGTTGCAAGACGAAGTAGTTAAAATGTTTAGCGCCACTTTATTACAAATGAGAAATAAAAATAGAGATGTGTATTTTAATTTGAAGAAAAATAAAACTAAAATGCTTACAGTTCCTCATGGTGAAGAACCATCTTACATTGTAGCCTCATATTTTCAAACAGACGAAGGTGTTGAGTCATATAAGCTATTAAAGAAAATGCTAGATAAATAAAAGAGTATATCCTCGAATAAATCAAATCGTATTTTTTTTATGTATCTTTGTGTAAAGATTAAATGCAATGATAAACGAAGTACGAAATGCAGTGATGGCTGTAATAAATAAAAACAACTACGGGTATATTTCTCCTAGTGATTTTAATTTATTTGCAGAACAAGCTCAACTGGACATATTCGAGGATTATTTCTACTTGTATAACAACCAATTAAATTCGGAAGTTATGCGCAAGTCAGGAACAGGATACGCTAACATAACTAAAGGTATTGTAGAAGTAATTGATAGTTTTTCAGTTAACACTATTCTTTCACAGGTAAATGCAAACCAATATAGTTTACCTGCTGATTATTATTTAGTAGATAAAGTTTTTTATTATTCCACTTTACTAGATTCTGGTACAGCTACTTCTACACTTGGCTCTCTATTAATAGATGGTGGGCAAAATTTTTTAAGTACTGTTACTCCAGGAAGTTTAGTTGTAAACACAACTATTTCATTGCAGGCTTTTGTAGTGACTGTAGATAGTGATATTCAATTAACACTAAGCAGCCCTATAATAGCTTCCGGACAAAATTATTCTATTTATTCTAATACCAATATTAGAGAAGTAGAAAGAGTTACTCAAAACAAAATATTTTATTTAACTAATTCCAATATTGCTGCACCAAACACAATGTTCCCAGCATACGTTCTTGATAGTGCGACTGGCACATCGCTAGGAAATACAGTTACTGTTTACCCTACAACTATTACTGGAGTTGCCGATATACATGCTCAATATGTAAGATATCCCTTAGCGCCTAAATGGACATACACTTCATTAGCGGGTGGAGAACCTGTCTTTAATGCGTCTGCTAATGATTATCAAGATTTTGAATTACCTATTTCAGATATGAATGGTCTTGTAAATAAAATATTACAATACGCTGGGGTGTCAGTTAGAGAAGCAGATGTAGCTAAATTTGGACAATCATTAGAAGCAGAAGATAGATTAACAGAACAATAAGATTATGGCATACTTAACAGGTTATCAATATTACGAAAATTCAGGTAATATCCCAGAAGATAAAAATTGGGGTAGCTATCAGTATGTATCATTAGAAGATATAGTAAATAACTTTATGCTTATTTACAATGATAATTTACAATTAATTAATAATGTAAACAGATATCAGGTTTTGTTTTATGCAAAAAGAGGGATACAAGAATTAAACTATGATGCATTTAAAGAAATAAAAGTATTAGAATTAGATGTATGTGATAGATTAAGATATGTTTTACCTCCTGACTATGTGAATTATGTTAGAATCTCTATGTATAAAGATGGTGTTTTAATGCCATTAAGTGAAAACATACAAGTTAATTCAGCTAAAAGTTATTTGCAAGCTCATGACTGTAGAATATTATTTGATATTGATGGAAATATTTTAGAAGCAGAATATTCAGCTTTAGATAGACAAAGAATTGCTGGTACAAAAAAATCTATTTATCTAGGTCAAGGTCAGTATAATGGAAGAGAAGGATACAATGTAGATGGATGTTGGTATTTTGATTACCAAATTGGTGCAAGATTTGGATTAAACACAGAAACGGCTAATATAAATCCTACGTATAGAATAGATAAAAAAGCTGGTGTCATTAATTTTAGTTCTGGAATGGCTAATCAGTTATGTGTTCTAGAATATGTTTCTGATGGTATGGAAAATGGAAACGATGGATCAGTAAGCGTAAATAAAATGTTTGAAGATTATGTTTATTCTTATATTAAATACGCAATTTTAAATTCAAGACTAGGAGTACAAGAATATATTGTAAACAGAGCAAGGAAAGATAAATCAGCACTTTTAAGAAATGCAAAAATTCGCCTAAGCGACATACATCCAGGTAGGCTTTTAATGAATCTTAGAAGTCAAGCAAAGTGGATTAAATGATATTAAAGGCCGAATGAATAAATCGGTCGATGAAAGATTACTTCCACCTGGTGAGTATGTAGATGCTTTGAACGTAAGGTTAGGCTCTACTGAAGATACAGAGATAGGTTCTGTAGAAAATTCAAAAGGAAATTTATTAATAGCTGAATTAAGTTATGACGGTGTTCTTTTAAATCCTACTAGTACAAAATGCATAGGGTCAATTGAGGATAGCGCTAATAATACTTTATATTGGTTTGTTCACGATTCAGCTAACGCACAATCTGCAACTGGTAAAGTTGATATGATTGTTTCATTTAATGTTATTAATAATAACTTAATATATCATGTAATATCTACAAGCGTATTAAACTTTAATCCTACTTACTTAATTAATGGTGTAAACATTATAGATAATTTATTGTTTTTTACAGACAATATTAATCCTCCTAGATGTATTAATGTAGATAGATCTTATCTTCCTCCAACAGCATTAGATGTGGATCAAATTACTGCAGCAGAATTAAATGTTATAAAAGCGCCACCAATGTCAGCGCCTACAATTAACTTATTACAATCCGGTCAAGAAGAAAATTTTTTACAAAAAAACATTGTAAGTTTTGCTTATAGATACAGGTATCTAGATGATGAATATTCTGCTATATCTCAATTTAGTGACATCGCATTTGTGCCAAGTTTTTTTAATTTAAACACTAGTGATTTATCTAACAGCGGTATGGAAAATGCTTTTAACACAGCTGAAATCACATTTAATACAGGTAGTAAATTAGTAAAAGAAATTGATTTATTATTTAAATATGCTAATCAACCGGGTGTTTATGTAGTAGAACAATTTAATAAAGGAATACTAGGATGGTCTAACAACATTAATAGAACTGAAGTATTTAGACATAATCAAATATATACCTCTTTAAGCGATAACCAATTAACTAGATTATTTGACAACGTACCAAGAACAGCTAAGTCTCAAACTGTAATGGCTAATAGATTGATGTATGGTAACTATATAGACGGTTACAATGTAAACAATCAATTAAATTATACAATTTCTCAACAAAGCGAGGTAATAAACTTGCAAGAATTCAGTAGTGTATTGTCAAGTGGTGCATACACAATAGATGTAAGTAAAACAATTAGTAACTCAGTAGCTACTTTTGATTATTCTAATATTGACAATGCAGATTCTTTAAAACGAGATACTCAAATAGGCTTTGAGTTTTCTTTTAGATCAGTTGATTTTGATGCGCCAGGTGGAGGTGCCCCTCCTGGAACTCCAGATCAAGCTACAACATCAATAACTTTTACTATAACTCTAAATCAAGATTATAATAGTATATATGATTTGTTTAGTGGGACATTTTTAACTCAGCAAATAGGCCCAGGTGTATCAGGTCCTTTTAATACTAATAATCCTTGTAATGAAACTACATTTACTGATATTTTAAATTGCGCTATAACAGATCAAACACCAAACCTACACACTTATTCAGGAATAGATAATAGAGATGAACCTATAAAAATCACTACTAATCCTGGTAGTTCTTTAGTAAGTTTTCAGTTAGTGGCTGCAGAATTTGATGACCCCGCTGTAGCTCCAAATCCAGACATGTATGGATACTATGAATTTACATTAGCTCAGTCAGACTATTCATCTAATGGAAATAGAAAAAGTTTACACAGTAACAGAAACTATGATGTGGGTATTGTGTATATGGATGAGTATTTAAGAAGCACAACAGCATTGACCTCTAGGAGTAATACTATATACATACCTCCTGTAAGTTCTATCACTGCTAACAATTTAATGGTAACTATACCTACTACAATGATACCTCCGCCTTGGGCAAGCAAATATAAATTTGTTATTAAAAGAGCTGAAGATACATATGAAACTATTTATTCAGTGATTTCATTTGATGATGACTCTACAAATTCAGTATGGATTCGACTTGAAGGAGATAATCAAGTAAAATCAAAAAAAGGAGATACTTTAATTGTTAAGGCTGACATAAGCGGGCCTTTGAATACAATAGTAAAAACTAAGGTTTTAGCTATTGAATCAAAAGGAAACAATTTCTTGACCCCCGAAGCTTCACAAGGAATTGGAAGTGGCGAACCGTTTATTGCAGAACCTGCGGGACTATACATGAACCTTAAACCTCAAGGATTTACAATTACTGATGATGTAAATGGATTTTTTGATAGCGGTCAAGAAGGAGGTAGAAGTGGTAAGCGTGGGGCTCCTGCTGCAGATGTAGGAATACCTTGCTATAACACAGTAATAAATCCAACTTCTGGTGTTATAGAGTATGAAAATATAAGTATCCCAGAAGGTTCTTTAGTTAATTTTGCAATACGATTTAATAGAAACGCCAGTGATGGTGGATTTTTAGTAGGAAGTTCAACACAAAAAACATACGTATACAATAGAACAGTGGTCGCTTCTCAAGACTACAACACTCTTTATGAATTTGTTAATGGAGAAGGAATTGATTTTACTGAAGGTGTGGCATCTGGTACAGGTACCCAACCTACAAATGCATACTCTTCATCAATAGGAGATTTAGCTACTTTTCTATCTTATTATCCTATAACTGGAGTAAACACATATAGGTTTTATACAAATGGTTCAGGAACACCTGTTACAGGACCTCAATTGCCTGCTGTATCTGGATCACAACTTACATTAGGATTAATTAGTGGTACTGGAGGTGATAGTGGGCAAAGAACTAGAGTAGAAGGTCAAATAACAATTAATATTGGTAGTGCATCTTTAATACTAGAAACAGAACCATTAAATGCGGACTTAGATATATACTATGAAAACGATGAAGCGTTTGATATAACAGGAGGTTTTCATCAATCAGGTAATAAATCAGGAGACCAAAATCAAACTGGTTCGCAAGTTGGATTAGTAAACTTAGGATTCTTTGATTGTTTTTCTTTTGGTAATGGAGTTGAAAGTTATAAATACCTAGACGATTTAGATGGATCTAGTTTTAATTTAGGGCAAAGAACAACTTCTGTATCTGAAGAAGATTACAAAGAAGCAAATAGATATGCAGGTGTAACTTATAGTGGAATATACAATGCAGATACCAATATAAATAGATTTAATGAATTTAATTTAAGTGATGGTAACTTTAAAGATTTAGAAAAATCTTTTGGTGACATAAATATATTACATTCTTTTGAAACAAACTTATTAGTATTGCAAGAAAACAAAATATCAAATGTGCTTTTAAGTAAACAAGCATTACAAGCCGCTGAAGGATCAGGTGTGGTTACAACTTCTACTGCAGTATTAGGTACTCAAATAGCTAGAATAGAAGAATATGGTATAAGCAATAATCCAGAAAGTTTTTCTGCATACGGAGATAGTAGATATTTTACCGATACTAATAGAGGAGCTGTAATTCAATTAAAAGGTACAGGTGGGGTTAGTGATAAATTAACACTTATTTCTGAATTAGGAATGAGAAGTTATTTTAGAGATAATTTTATAACTTACCCTGACACACAAAACATAGGGGCTTTTGATCCTTATATGAATGAATACGTTTTAAGTTCAAATACAATAGGACTTCCAAACGCATATGAATCTAACACAGAAATACCTGTGCAATGTGGCGCTACATTTGGCCCTTACAATTATAATGATCCTATTATATATAACGTAGATTTAGGAGAAGCACAAGGAAATGTAGTCGTGAGTTATGCAATTACAGGAACTGTATCTATCGATTATGAATGGAGTTCTACTACTGGCAATATTCCAATTGCTACTGGAGCAGGCACTTTTAATTTTAACAAAAATACAGCCAATCCTACTAATTTAAAAATTACAGTAACCCCAATAGGTTCATACACAGCTAAGTTTAAAGTTAATTGTCCTACTGTAAATAATTTAACTATAGTAAATGTGTCTCTAGGGTCAGTGTCAGATGATGGGTTGTTTATACATGATGAGTTTTATTGGAGTGATGGAACAACCACTAGTCCAGTAGAAAGTGCACAAACATCTTTTAGCTTTACTCCGTTTGATACTAATAGATTAGCTAGGTATACTAGCATAACAGGGGTTGAGTCTGAAGGATTGTTTCCAGCTAGTGGTTCTACAGTATATATGGCATCAAACAAAATAGATTTTGATACTTTAGTCTTTAGTCCATCTGCAGGATACTCCGGAGCTATTCCGTCAGCAGCAGATAAGTTTTCGTTTTTAGTATCAAATACACTATACACTTCATCTCAAACTGATATCAATGCATTAGCAGCAGCAGCTACAGATATAACTACTGTGACTAATCCATCAACAGGATACTATGAAGCAAACTTTACATACAATAATCCGACTAATCAAACGTATTTGTATTTAATATACAATTATGCAGGTGTGGCTCCTATTACATTAGAATATGGAACAACAGCAAATAACGCTTGTTGCTTAGGAACATCAGCTCCATATTATTTAAACACATCTAGCTTTACTACAGCCACGTCTGTTTATACCGACGCTAATCTGACAACTTTAGCTACAGATGGATTTTATAAAGATGTTTCTGGAAATGTAAGAGAACAATCAAGTGGAATATTAACAGCAACAGCAGCATGTGTTACTTGTAATTATATTTACATAACTGGTGTTAGACCAAGTACTACAGATTTATGTACAACTAATTATATTATGTCTCAGCCAGCACAAACTACAAATAACCATGCATTTGCAAGTATAGTTCCGGGAGATGTATTGAGTGTTCTACCTGCAGGTTTACCAGGCTTTATAGCATATAGTGCAGTTCAAAATGAAGATACAGCAACGGGTACAACATATAGAATTGCAGAAGTAAATGCTAGTGGAGAAGTAATAACATTATATTTTGGAGGAACAGGGACATGTGGATCCCCACTATAAAATAAAAATATGGCAGCAGTAACATTAACATATAGCGAAACTTCAAAAGGATGGCCATCATTCTATTCATTTATCCCTGAAAAAATGATTGGCATGAATAATTATTTTTATTCATTTAAAGGTGGTAAATTATATAGACATAATGCTAATACCACGAGAAACGAATATTATGGTGTGAGATATAATTCTACTATATCTACTATATTTAATACAAAACCTTTAGAAGTAAAATTATTTAAAACAATATCATTGGAGTCTGATAGCGCATGGTCGGCAACATATAATTCTGATATGCATAATCCAGGGGGTAGTTTACTTTCTTCTTACTTTGTTCAAAAAGAAACAGATTGGTTTTCTTTTTTAAGAGCAGATGAAAATACTGTTAATTTTAATTTAAGGTCAGCAAACGGAATAGGAGATGTTGTGTCTGTAAATTCAGGTAATCCAGCTTTAGTTTTATTAACGTTTAATGTTCCTGTTGGTTCAATTATATCTAACGGAGATGTAGTTTATTTTGGAAACACCCCTAGTTTAGGTGGTACTGTTGTGTCTCACACCTCAAATACAATAACTATTGATACTACTATTGCGGGTGGAGCTATACCAACTGTAACCTCATTCATCTGTTATATTAAAAATAGTGTAGCAGAATCACATGGAGTTAGAGGTCATTATTTAGAATTTACACTTACCAATTCAGATACTACAGCAACAGAACTATTTGCTGTCAAAAGCAGTATGTTTAAAAGTTACCCTTAAAATTTGTATCTTTGTTGTTAATATTTTAAATTTACACATATGGCAGGATTAACAGCAGGTAGTATTGCAGGATTAGCTGGATCAGCACTAGGCCTAATAGGAAGTTTATCTCAGGCTACCGCAGCTAGAAGAGCTACAGAAAGAGCTAGCGAAGAAGCAGCGATAGCAATCGCACAAGCAAGAGACAATATTAGTAGAATACCTGATTTAGAATTAGGTATACCAACTATTGCAATGGAACAAATTCAGAAAGATGCTTTAAGAAATCGAAAGCAATTATTAGATGCTGTAAGAGGATCAGGTCAAAGAAGTGTTTTAGGAGCAGTTCCTGTAGTAGGAGAGCAAATATTAACACAAGAAGAAAAAAATAGAGGTGTGTTAGAAAAAGAATTACTTGCTCGTGATAAAGCTATCATTCAAGCTGAACAAAAACAACAAGATTTAGAACTTCAAATGTTAACAGCATCTGGGTCAGCTGCGCAAAAAAGAGCGGCAGCAGGAGCAACAACTCAAGCATTAGCCATGGGAGCAGCAGGTAGATCTGCGGCGTCTTTAGGCGGGGAGATATTAGAGCAGTCTGATTTATTTGGAGGAGAAAAAAGAAGATTTAACAGAGCAATAGATGCACAAATACAAGCTCAACCAGATTTACTTTCAGAAAACTTTGACAGAGAGGGGTTTGTAGATTATTTAAATACACGTTCAGAATCAACAGAAGAACTAACTGACTTATTAAACGATCCTGAAAATAATTTAATGCGAGAGTATCTAACATCTGGAGAAGTAGTTACAGAAACATCAGGTGAAATATCATAGTATGGCAAAAAGTAATAACCAAAGTAGTAATAGATTCTCAGGAATGTTTGATTCTGGAGAAGGTTTTGTGCCAGTTGATTGGTCAAAAATAACAGGTGATATTGTTCAGCAAATACAGACAGTAGACGAAGAAAGACAAAAACAACGTGGTGAAATACAAACAAAAACCGACGAGCTACTAACTGATTTAAGAGACTATCAAGCAGGAGGCAACAATACTTTTAATGGATATGTGTTAGATGGATCTACACAAGTCAAAGATTATATGCTAATGCAAAACAAATTGCTTAAGCAAGGAAAGCTAGATCCTAATTCTTACACTAGAAGTCAACAGCTACTTCAAGATGACTGGAATTCATTTCAAACAGCAGCTGATACTTTTAATGCAGATTACGCTGCAGCACTAGAAGCTGTAAGTGCAGGGGATAGTTCTAAACTAGCATTACTTAGTTTTGATGGAATGCAAAAAGCGACTGACATTCAAAATAGTAGGTTAGTAATTAATACAGATGGTAGACTATACTCACAAACTGAAGATGGTACTTTGGTAGGATTCACTAACATGAATGCTAGACAAAAAGATTTACCTAAAAATTACAATATAATAGAAGGAGCTAAAGGTTTTTCGTCAACTTTAGGAAAATATAAAAAAGCCTATCCAAAAATGACTATTGAAGACATTACCAAGCAACCGGATTTTGAAAAAGCTAGAGATACTTATATTGAAGGAGTTTTAAATCAGGGTACTGGTAGAGACTTCTTAAGTATTGAATTAACTCAAAATCCTGATGAGGTAAATGAAAATACAATTCTTGTAAAGCATGACGGAAACGGTATGTTACAACCAGATAAAGAGTCTCTAGAAAAACATAGAGAGCGTGCCAAAGAAATAATGCAAAAAGCGATTAGTGTACAGCTTGACATGATTCAATCACCAGGTGGTACGGTATCCGACAGCTTAACATTATACAATCAAAAAAGAGGTGATGAAATAAAAGGCGGAGGAGATGTATTTGCGTTAGTTGCAGATTTACAATCACCAGATGCTAATACAGTTCAGTCAGCAGCTACAAAATTACAAAATCAATTTAGTGACATAACTAGAATTCAACATCTGAGAGATGATGCAGGTAGAAACATAGGTATGCAAATATATACCAATACATCTGCAAAACCTGTTCCAGTTCAGTTTAAAGATCCAAAGGGTAATGTAAAAACTAAAAGCCAAATAACCGCAGAATTATTTCCTATATTTAATGGTGGCGAATTAACCACTCAACAATTTTCAGATATTAAATCTGGATATTTAAGTGGACTTACAGAAGAGCAAAGAGCTACATTCAATTCAATGTATAACACTCCTTTTATTAATGATACAGAAACTTTTGGTTTAGATTTAAGTAAACCTACGGTTATTGATCAAACAAATATAATTAATAAGGAGTTAAAAGATTCTGCAGAACAACAGACAAAAGATATTCGAGAGATACAAGATAAGGAAAATTTAAGTAAATTGGAAAAGAAGAGACAAATAAAAGAATTAACTAAACAATATCAACAACAATTAGGAAATTCTCTTTCGTTTACTAATAAGGCAGGAGAGACTGAATCATTAAGGCTTGAGCAAGA